CTGCGGCGTGGTGGAGTTCGGCCACTGAAGAAACGGCTTCACGTCGTTCGCCATGTCGAGATACGTGTTCCATGTGGGCGTAGTCTCGACTGCAGGAAACGTCGTCATGCAACCCTCCCTAGCCCGTCGTGGGGGAGTTCGGCAGCAGCGTGAACAGATCCACGGTCCCGCCGCCGGAAGGAACCACGATCGCGTACTCCTCCAGCTCCCAGCCGAGGATGCGCAGCGTGGTGATCCACTGGGTGGACTGAGGGACCGTCGCCGCGTCCACGTTGGACGTGAGCGACTTCGATAGGTTCCCCGTACCGTCCAGGGTTGCGGTGACCTCAGCGGGCCCGATCGTGATCCCGGCCTGAGACATGCGTCCCGACAGCCGGAACGTGATCGTGCCGGACGCTGCGGTGCTGTCCGCGTTCTGAAACTGGTGCGTGATCGTGGCGGTTGTAAAGGTCACGCTCGGTTCTCCCGTCGCGCGCTGCCTACCGGCATGACGTGCCGCTGCTGCGGCACCTGTTCGACGGTCACGCGCACATCCGGCCCGAACTCGCGCACCAGCACGGCCAAGACATCGAGGTCGGAGGGAACGTCCTCCAACGACTCGAACGTCACACGAAACGCGGCGCGCATCTACTTATTCGACGACGGGTACGCCGTCCCCGTAATGACCTGCGTGCCGCTTTGATGCCTCGTGATCAGGGCGATGTACTCGCGGGCGTTCAGGATCACCTGCAAGTTCCCAGCGACCGAATCCTCGAACACCGACAGGATCGGATCGGGATCCTCGAGCAGGATCAGCGACTCCTGCGTGGCCGACACGACCACCTGCGTGTTGTTCTGCGTGCCACCAGACCCGGGAATGTTGTCGTCAAGGAACCATGGCAGCGCGCCCGGCAGCACAACGCCCGTGAACCTCGACCAGTCGTCATTCTGCCGGCCGGGAACGTCCCGGTTGCCGTCGATCGGAACCCCCGGGACTGTCTGCATGATGTTGACGGCCGACGGCAGGGCGCCCGTGGTGAAGATGTGGGTCACGTAATCGAAGAAGTCCGACGTGGTAAACAGCCGCGTCGGCCACAGCCGGACACCGGCGGTGTCCGTGACGCCCTCGCGCGCGGACGCCAGGTCCGTGAAGAAGTTCACGAGCGAGTTCGCGGTCCATGGCGTGTTGTTCGTCGTCACACCAGCGTTCGCGATAGCCTGCGCGAGCGCGTACGAGTCGACGCTTTGATCGAGACTCTGGCGGATCTGCTTGTGGATCAGCGCGTCGAACGTGCCGCCACCCGCCCATCCGCGGTCGTGCGCCGCCATCGACATCGTGACCTGCCCCGTGATCTCCACCACTGACGCCTGCTGAAGCGCCGACCCAGGATCCGTCTCGGTGACGGACGAACCCTCATTCTTCTGCGACGCCGCTGATGCCGACGAGAACGTCGAAACGTTGATCTGCATGCCATACGGCGGCAGCGGCAGCCTGAGGCACTGGTTAGCGAACGTCCTGTGGGCACCGCGGAACATCGCCCACTGCTCATCGAGGAAGTACGGCGTCACGAACGCCGCGGTACCGCCACCCGACGCGGACGCTGTGACGCCACCGCCCGTGGTCGTGGCGCGTAGTTCGCCCGCTGCCCCTCAGAAGAGTTCTGTTCGATCTCATGCGCGAGCTCTACGGCATACCGCCCCAGACGCTCGTTCGCGGCCGACGCCTCCCGCGGCCTCAGGGTCGCCAACCGAAAGTCGGCGTAATAGCTGTGCTCGGAATGCAGCGCATAGACGCGCGGCTCAGTAACGCTCAGCATATGCGCTGTTCATCCTTTGTGTGGTAATGGTCTATGGCAGGCCAATGCACATGCCACGGCCCTTGTACGACTCGGTTCACCATCTGCTCAACGGCCGGCCACTCGCACCGCTCAGGAACCGCCAGTCGAACGGATGGGGCGATCTTGCAGAACCCCAGGCCGGAATACTCCGCCAGCTGTTCACCCTCGCTGATCCACTGGATGCAGCTAGCCGTCTCCCGCAAGCCCGGCTCCGGGGGTAGCTGCCCGTGCGCCCAGTACGTGCGGGGAATGTGCATCTGGTACGCGTGAGTGCAGAGCGGGTACGAGCACGCGAGCAGGTTCTCCACGAGCGCAGACGAGTACTGCATGTCCCACTCCACGTTCACGAACACATCGGAGTGCCGCCAACACTGCGAAAGAGCCAACCAATACGCGTACCGGTCGTCGCTCGTCGGCTTGAAACGCAGAATGTACGGGCCCATCAGATCGGGAGAAGCTTGTGGTGCCTGACGGGCGTATCGATCCCGTAGATCGGGTATCCCGCAGCGCGGGCGCGACGGCAGAACGTGTAGTCCTCGCTCAACCGCAGCCCATTCACGAGGTCATGGCCGAACCATGTCCACGGGTCGTCGCCGTTAGCGTCCTCCACGGCTCGCAGCACCTCGCGGTGAATCAGCGTGCACGCCATGCCGCACGCCTCGATCCTCGTGACGGGCTCCTCGGGCTCCAGCATGTGGTACGCGTCGCCGTCATCACCACGCTGCAGCCATGTCAGCTTCGGATCGCCGAGCAGCCCCTTCGTCGCCGCTGACGCGACGCACGGACCGAGCGGCTCAACCGCCTCGAGCATCTCCGGGAGCGTGTACGTAGCCGGCTGCATGTCCGTATCGAGGAACCACAGCCACGGGGGCGCGGTCTCCTCGGTCAACCACCGGCCGAGGAACCAGCAGACCACATCATTGCGTCCAGGAGGGAGGATCGTCGCGCGCACACTGTTCACATCAGCGATCAGAGCGCGGTTCCGCTCGTCGAGAAGCACGTTTTGGACGAGGGAGTCCATGAATATGCCCGTGACGTGCTCCCCGCGCACATAGGCGAGAGCTACTTGAGTAGACAAACGCGCAGGGCGGGGAGTCGAACCCCGCCCACCGACCGCCGAAGCAGTCCCCAGCGCCGCGATGCAGCGCCCCTGCGCAGAACTTCTAGTTGTTGAAGGTCGGGGCCGCCAGAGCGGAACCGTTGACCTTCACCACAGCTGCGTTGTACCGCTGAAGAACGGTCGCGTAGCTGTACTGCTGGAAGATCACCTGCAAGTTCCCCGCAAGCGTCTGCGGCAGAACCCGGTGAACGATGTTCCCCTCATAGACCCAGGTCTGGGTCATGTCCGCCACGATGACCTGGTCGGCCGTGACCGTACCCAGCGTGGTCGGGAGGTTGTGATCCGTGACGACCGGCAGGCTGTTGAACCTGTAGCCGGTCGGACCCTCGATGCCAACGTCGCCGAGCTGGCTGCCGGCCGCGGCCGCATTGAACGGCCCCGCGAGGTTGTTCGTGACGAGCGGACGTCCAGTCGAGTCCGTGTACGCCGCGACTGCCTCCCACCGGACCGGGTCCATGACGACACGGTTCGGGTTGAGGACGGTACCCGCGGTGGTGCGGATCGTGGACTTCGCCTGCGACACCTGGCCGTACAAGCCGCCGATAGCGGACGTGGACGTGACCTTGAACGTCGCGTTGTTGTACGTCTGCGACGTCGCGTTCGCGAGCGCCTGCGTGATGACGTAGATGTCGAACTTCTGGGCGTAGTCGCGCTGCAACTGATCCCAGATGACCACGTCGTACTCGAAGTTCGGCCCCGTGCGGTCAAGAACCGCCTGCGAGGTCGTAACCTGTCCTGCGACGATGATCAGTCCCGCCGAGATGTACCCCTGACCGGGGTCTGTCTCGACGACGGCCGAGCCTTCCGTCTGGTTCGTCGTGACCGCCGCGGCGCTCGTGACCTGCGGCATGTAGATCGTCATGCCGTACGCCGGCAGCGGACGCTTGGTGCACTCGTCAGCGAACGCGCGACCGAACTCCCGGTACGGAACGTATTCCGGCTCGGTGAAGATCGGGGTGACGAACGCGGCGACACCACCACCGGATGCTGATGCCGTAGCACCACCACCGGTCGCCAGGGCACGCGACTCCACGCCACCCTGCGCGGCGTTGAATCCGCCCTTGTCGTTCAGACCGACGCGACCACGGGAACGGCACTCGTGGAGGATCTTCTTCCAATCCTCGCCGCCCTCGCGGAAATGCTCACGGAACTGCTTCTCGGCCTCTTTGCCGAGCTTGCTGCCGTTCACGAGCTCGACCTCGACCTCGTGCGACCACTGGCGCTGACGCTCGAGAGCGGCCTGATGGACCGACTCCAGCGGCGACCGCCACGTGGTGTAGTACAGGTCGGCGTAGAACGAGTTCGGGGAGCCGGGACCGTAAACGTTCGGCTCGTCGATCACGTCCATGTCAACGGACGCGTTGGCCTCGTCGCGAGACTCGGTCGCCTTAGCGACTTCCTTGCGAGCGTCCGCCATCAGGTTCCGGCGGGCCAGCTTGTCCTTCTCCTCCTGAATCCGCTCGGTGAGCTCGACAAGCTTCTTGTCGTGCTTCGCGCGGAGGTCGAGGAGTTCCTTGCTGCGCGACTCGTCTTCCTCGGTGAGTTCGCGGCCGTCCTTCTCGACGGCGTCGACGAGTGCGTCAAGGTCACGCTGCTTTT